TCTGCCCCATTTGGACCCCCACACAAGCCAGAGTCATCCCTTCTAAATTTAATTTTAATTCTTACGACGCTAGCAGTAGGAACATCAATAAAGGAAAAGGTTGAAGAGCCCGTAAACAAAGGATAGTTTACTATTGAATAACCGTCGAATTTATTTTCAGTTTCAATAGGGTTTAAGAAATCTGAAAAATTATCGGCTACACTAACTACGCTAGGGTAGCATATATTTTGAGAGCTAAGGCTTACGGAAAACCCCTGTACACGTAAGCGCATATAGAGACCTGGGACATTTACAACTGGTTCAGAGTTTGGGCTTAAAAAATTAGTGGGCTGGGAAACCTTGTCCAACACCGTCACCTTGCGCTCCTCGGATAACGTGCCTAAAGAGTCGCGCTTTACAATAAGTTCAGTCCCCGCTTGAACCAGAGCCTGGTCTTGACCTACTAGTCGAAACCAGTAAGATGACGTGGTATTGTCATAGTAGTACGTATTAGAGTATATAACATCGTAATTAGCTCGGGATTGTTTAAGAACGAACTTATATGTTTGTGCCCAGCTAGGGGCAGTCATCCCTACTGGCAATGTTGCTCTTATTTTATTTATATAAGAGCTAGCTGTAGGAGGAACAAAAACGGTATTTTGCGTACTAGTAAGAGCTGTGGTAGCTCTTTTGTATTCGTCCATATATACAATGCCTATCTCGTAATCCCTATTACTATGAAGGCTTTTGTTGCTGGATTCTGTTTGAAAACTATATACGGAATTGCTAATCTTAAAGTACTCAAAATTTTGATTCGAAGCGGTACTGGTATTAGTATATTGAGCCGCCATTAACTGCAACGAAAATACATTGGGCGCAGTAGCGCTACTCCCTATAAGAAACCCTTGGTTACCGCTAGTAATGCCCGTGCTTGCGAGAGTATACCCGCCTGGCGCTGAAATAGCGCAGTTATATATATCGGTAAACGTACTCCCCGACGAACAGTTTGATACGCTTTGAAAATTAGTAACCCCTATTTGATTTTGAAACTCAGGGCTATTAACCATTTCAAAAATACTATTGTAGTCTTGAGCAAGGTTAAACGTAAACGACAAACTAAACGAAGGGTGCTGAGGGTTAGAGCTGCTAGTCCCCCAGCCCGAGCCTGAAAACCCTTTGTGAGACACAGTAAACGAAAAGCCAAAGACGCCTCCCTGTACTAAATCATAGGTAGAGTCGGTAAAATCAAAAACAACTTTAGCTTGATTAGCGGTAACGGTAGAGTTAGTGTCAATAGTATAATTCACTCCCGTAGCTTGTTCGCCTTGGTCCTGAGTTATATTTATAATTTCTGATATTACCTCAGCCGTGTAATTTGTTTTTATTAAAGCTCCTGAAGAGCTAGTTAAATCATATCCGTCCTCATAATTTCCGTACATCAGTCGGTTGCCCATAACCGTTTGAGCCTGAGCAATAAGCGGAACGTTATCATATAGACGCAATATCTCGGAAGAAGGTAGTAGCGTATATATTTCTTGGTTAGTAAAGTTGAGCGTTTGGACTATTTCGTTAGGCCACCCTTGCTCAGATTTAATGTATTTTTTGGCTACACGAACATCAAAATCGTTACCTAGCTTAAAGCATACGTCTATCCCTATAACGTTAGAGTCTCCCGTGTTAAACCCTACGACAGCCGTGTTGTAACGGTTAAGCATCCCGTCATTGAAGTTGGTGTCGGGGTCCAAGTTAAAGGGGCTGCTTTCAAAAGCTACGTCAGTAAACTGCGAAAGAGCGCTATACTCGTTGTCAATATATTTGTAGCGATATGCAAACGAAACGAAGTTAGTCTCGAGATAATTTTCTTCTCCAGGTATGTCAATAAGATTAAGGGTAGGAGCTTTTTTGGGCGGCTTCTTAATAACCGATATATCGTCTTCTACAATTTGGTCGTTATCCGCTGAGGTAGGGGCTGGGTAACTTCGTTTAACGTTAATTTTGCGTGGTGGATTATAGTCATCGGTAAAAAATAAAAGGTCCTCCACTTTATTAACTCCCGTAATAAGATAAGTCGGATTAAAGTTGAGTACGCTAGCGCTAACTAAGTGGTACGTCAACAAGTCCGAATTTGTTTCGTACGAAACAATCATATCTACTTTTCCTGTTGAAGAGACTGAATTAGAACCGTCGTGAATAAACCAGTAAATAGTCTCTTTGACGCCGTCCTCAAACGAGCCAATACACTGGGCTACTTCGCTTAAATCAACACCTTTATACTGTAAAGTAGTAAGCTTAGTATTTCCCTTGGAATTCTCTACAGAGCCTACCTCAGAGCCTTCAGTAGAGCCGAGACGTACATTCAAAGCGTTAATGTACTCCCCATTAGGAACAAGGCGTTCATCGACGCTCTTGTTCATACGCCCCTTGATAAAGTGTCTCTTTACGTTGCCCATTATTTAATCCACTTATTTTGTCCGCGCAAGTTCATCAAAAGACGCCCAGGATGTATGTTGCTAATACGAATTTTAGCATTGCGCAGTAAAGCAGATTTATTTTTTTTAGCCCGATTTACTATGTACTCCTGCGTCCCCATATGTGAGTTTAGCAAAGCGTAAGAAATATACGCATAGACGTAGTCTTCAAAAAGTTTATTGACCGTAATCAAAGAGTCATCACCGCCTTCCATACCGTCGCTTACATACTCAAGGATGCAGCTTTCCCCCGACATAGCAGAGCTGAAATTTATAACTCCCGCTTTAGCGTCAATTCGAAAGGTGGGATTAGCGTTGGCAGTCTCTGTGTTAAGACCAAACCAAGCGCCCCCTACAGGAAAGTCAAAATACCACATCCCATCGATACACCACCCTTCATAACCGTTATACGGGCTGTTTTCGTTGAGGTACATAGACTTCAACGTTTTATTGAGGCGGGCCTCATCGATAGGCGAGAACTCTGGCTTTAACGCCGCTCCTGTCTCGTCAAATAAAATGCGATTGTTTGAATCTTGTAGGTACGCCTGAGCGCTGGTAACCTGTATATTCTCCGTCAAGGGAAATACCACGCCATCTTTAAACATAGAAAGACGGACCCAATTGACGTAATCGCTTGGAAGAATAAACCGCAGGTCGTCCGACACGTTAAGCTGCAATACCTTAATTTCTTTAAATGCGTCGTAGTTCAGCTCTTGTATAGCTCGCTTAGCGTGAAACAGAATCTTATACCGAGACTTCTCGTTGACGAGCTCGTTGTTACCGCTGTACATAAGCTGGTAGTTGCTGACGATATCGCGCAGGCTCACGTATTGATAGGAGCCCCAGTTCGCGTCTTCAGGTGAAGCGCCATCGTTTTCGTAGTATTGGTATTGAGTTAGGTATGCCATATTACTTGCTTGCTTGGTCGTCTAGCTGTTCTTGTGCCAGTGAATAATTTACCACATCCATCTCACGTATCGATACCCCTGAATACTCTAAAATCTTATTTACCAACCGAGGCTCGTCATCAGCAGGCAACTCAAAGTCCTGGTAGTCGGCTTGCCCTTGGTCAAATACAGGTTCGCCCGCCGTAAGGACTGAGTACGTCCAGTTAGGGGCAAGCGGATAGCGAATGTATTGGATTGTTCCTGAAGTAATAGTGTCGGGGTATGCCGTGGCGTTATTCCCGTTTTGTACGTATGCAGGAAAACTTAACGAAGGAGCAGTGAGGTACGAAGAAAGAAGGAGGTTAATCTTTGAGTTTGATACCTGCTCCATCTCGTAGTTACTTCCTTGGGGCAAAATCCTGTTGAGAAGGTAGTAGTCATTTGGAAGCGCAAACGGATTGGTAGTAAAATTAGCTACCGTAGAGAAGGTGTCGATGACTTCCTCGAGGCTTCTTGATATATCAGCATAGCCTGTACCAGACTGCCGAATATTCTCCTTATTAATCTGGTAGTTATAATCGTAAAAGTACTGGTCGAATATCTCGAGCTGCGCCTGCTTGGCATATAAATTAAAATCTGCTGGAGAGAGATAGCCGAAATTATTCTTGTTCAGTATCGACAATACTGTATTTCTTACCGAATCTATCATAGGGACGCTTTTGACAAAGATAAATCAAAAAAAGGGGCCACAAATTGTGACCCCTTTCTGTTCAATACAATTAAGTCAATTACGCATTTACAATACTTGTAATTGCTTTAGGCAACTCCAATTCGTAATATGGCTTTAGCCAACTTGTTGCTAAGGCAATCTCTATTGAATTTACAATAGCTAAATACACATCAGAGCCCACTTGAGCAGTTGTAGTAATAGTTGTAGTGGTTCCGTCTACATAATCTACAGTAACGGAAGTTGCTGTTGCGCTTGCTGTACCGACAGCTTTGATGCCATTAATGCTAATTAATTGACTTGTTTTAGGCGCGTTTGTAACCTTGAGAAATTTTACCATTTTAAAAAAGTTAATGGATGAATAAAAACCAAAGATAAGGCTTTTAAAAAATTACTCTAGCTGTTTGTCAAGCATCTTCAAGACCTCGATACCATCATCGCTCTGCAAGTAAGCCGCGATAGCAGACTTCGGGTCCTCACCAAAGGGAACCGTCATCATACGCTTCTTATTGGTTTTTAAGTTAAAGTGGATGTCGCGTCCGTTATTACGCATACCCAAAAGACCTTTGTCAAGGATTAATGACACCTTGCCGTACAGGTCCAAAGAGGGGTCTTCTAGCGCTTCCAAGAAGTCAGAAGGGTATCGCTTAGCTAGGATTAAGATATCGCGCTTGAGCTCAGCAGAAGACAGCTTACTAGGGTCAATCTCTAGGAGCACCCGAGCAATCATCTCCATTTCCGTCACACTCATCTTACGCGCAGCTACCAAAGCGTCCGCCTCGACAACCATATAGTCTAGCTCCTCCTGAGCGTCCTTCTCTTTATTGACTTCAGAAAAGGTAGAGCCTGAGTCAGGGTGCAGACTCAAAAAATGCTGTAGTACCTGGTTTTCTTTTGGTACCGAAAGGAACCCGTCTTCAAAGACGATTGGTTCTAAAATAAAGTTTCCGTCTTGCTCGTCCTCGAATGGAGTTTTCTGATTGCGAGCATACCGTAAAGCGCGATTGACTTGTCCGTCAAAATACATAAGCGGCTTACGAGAAGTGTTGCGGGAAGACAGCGTAAAAGTTAACGGTGCCACGTCGCGGTTAAGCTTGTAGATTTTGTCTACGAGTTGAGCTTGTTTTTTCATTTTATTGAATTAAGAATTTATAAGAAAAAAAAGGAGGGGGTTTTACTGCCCCCTCCCTTTCATAGATTAGTCACGGAACAAGAAGAAGTTGTTCGCGCCGAGCGTACATACAGCTCGCTCAGACAGGAAGTTGACTTCCATAGCGTCGAGGTCGCTAGTACGTGCTCCACCAGCAGAACCAGTAATCCAAGTCTTGTAACGGCGGTCTTCAGTTTCTGAAGCGCGGTACCGAACGTGGAGGAAAGGTCGCTTAGCGTTCTTACCCATAATTTGGTCGTATACAGTTGTTGAGCCAGCTGGCACCAACAATCCGTCTACCTTACCGCCAGTCAAACCACCGCGCATAGTTGGGTCGTTCAAGTACTTCCAATCAGACTTATAGAAGTCGTAACCACGTCGGAAGCCACGGAAGCCCAGGTTCAACGCCATCTCTTCGTCATTGTCGAAGAGACCGTACGAAGTACCGCCTGCACCGTAAGAGTTCTGAGCAGCCAACATATCGTCGATAGCGAATGAGAAGTCACGGTTAACGAAGATTACATTCTCTTCGATAGAACCCTGCTTATCCAATCGCTGGATGATAGTGTCAAACTCAGTCAATGTAGTTGGGATACCTTGGAATACGTTTCCTCGGTTGTTAACTACATAGAACACACCTTCAGAACCTGCGGCGGTGTTACCAGCAGCTCCAGCTGTTGCTTGAGAACTCAAAGCTGCCAAAGCACCCGAGCCTACTTCCGCAGGGACGGCTTCAATCATAGAAGTCTCCAAGTAGTCATCGAAACGAAGACGTGTCTCGTGCTCAGACTTCAAATACCATAGGTAGCCAGTAGCTCCGTTTTCAGAAGTTACTTCAACCCAACCGATTTGAGCCATATCAGAACCGTTAACGGCGTACTTGTCCTTTAAGATAATTGGCTTATTCTCAAAGAAGTTATCTTGAGCCTCCAAAGACCCTGTCATACCATTTGTTCCTTTAGCAAACTCAGAACCATAAACAAAAAGGCTACAGTTAGTATTTTGAGCCATAGCTTGGTCCGCCTCATAAAGACGTACAGCAATAGTAAAAGTTCCACCAGCCCCGCCACCAACGTTACCTACAGTTTCAATTACTCCTTTGTTAGAAAGAGTTCCTGCATTAGCAGAAATCATAACCGTCTGACCTGGGCGCAAAGAAGCTCGGTCCTCGGTGGCCCCAAGGGTAATTGTATAATCAAACGCCGTAGCAGTAGCTCCACCACCTTGAGCATCATCTGCATTTACGTTAGAATACTTAATATGCAAACGCCCTTGCTCAGCCCACTTAATGAGGTCAGAGTTAGAAGGCATCTCCGCTCCTACCATACGCAAGAAGCCAGAGATAGTACGATTTCCGTAGCGCTCGAATTCTTTCTCGTACGTATCGGGGAGATACTGGTTTAAGAAATCAAAATTAGTGATATAATTTGTCTCCAGAGCTTGTTTTACTGGAGCTGGGGTTAAATCAAACCCAGGGGTTGTTTTTACAGCCATTTTTTCTAGTTTTTAAATATTACACTCTACGGGCGCTTCTAATTTTTAGTCCGCGTCCCGAATCGGAATTTACACTCCGAATTTGCATTCCGTCCTTCCTCGAAGTCTCAGGCACCTTTCGCGAATCCATATTTATGTTTTTGGATTTACGACTGATGTCTTCAACTCCGTCAGCTTTGCCCTGCTCATAAAAGAACTGTGCGAACTTAGAAGGATTCATTGCAACGCTCAAAGCCTTATGGTATCCTGCTGCGTCCTGAATCAAACCGTCGTCACCCATAAACTTATTTATAAAGTTCATAATGTCAATCTGGTTTTTTTTCAGCTCGCTAGCGTTCCCTGGGTTAAAAGTGACGTCCTTATCTCCGACCTTAAATTCAAAACCTTTGAATTCACCAGAAAAAACTTCGTC